GGACACCCTTGTTATTAAGGTTAATAAAACCATTAATAAAGCAATTATCTAAGAAAATTAAAGGTTTTTTTGGAAAAAAAGATAGAGAAAGATTTAAAGGATTAAAAAGAAAAAAGAAACTTATTTCGGAATCTCGTGCTGATGATTAGGAATAACCCCATGAGGATTTGCAACTACAATATCTGCACAAATTTGGGCAGCTGGACTTGAAGGATGAAAGGTTACGCCCAAGCGTTTTTGCTCTGCACAATGCTTTAATCTTGCCATCTCAAAATCTAATCTTTTATTAGCTAATATCTGTTTATTTAATTCATTCTGTGTATTAGCAGCCTTCAAGCAGCCCTCATTATGACGTTTATCTAGTGGTACGGTTATGTTCATACTGATACCCCAGCCAATACTATGATTAGTTTTCTGCCCTGTTCTTGTAGGTTTGTAGTAGAGTACACTCCCTGGGTTGTCTAATAATCCATCATTATTTATATCTGAAGTATCAAATACTGGATCCATATAACTTTCTTCATAAGGTTCTTTCCATGAGTCTTGTAATGTAGCAAAGGGAGTAATACTAAGAGTCGCTCCCTGACAGGACACCCCATTTCCGTGAGTATTAGTTATATAAGGTCCCGATAAATTTTGGACGGCTAAATTGGATACTGAACCACTAGAATTTGCGACGGGGTTAGCTGTGGCTGACACTCCTCCTACTTCGTTTGCATAGATGGGAGTACTAAATATATTTAAAGCTAAAAGTAAATATTTTACTGACTGAAGGTTGAAACCGTATCTGTAACTGAAGTTATCTCTGTTGTTCTTTGTATTATTGTCTGAGATTTTAATCCTGGTTGACTGAGAGTCGTAGTAAGTTGCCACGGCTTGCTTGAATCCGTCACCGTGAAGTTTGGCATGTTGGTTGTATTTAGATTTGTCCACGTCGAATTTACACCATTTACTGACTGTGTAACACTCTGAGCTGGAGGAACCAAGCTACTTGCATCTGTACTAATGTTATTACCAGTTACGGTATATTGCCACCCAGTTTGATAATCAATGACATTTATGGTTTCTGTGACCGTAGAAGTCGTTTCTGTATGTGAAGTAAGACTACCAGTCTGAAAGTTGGGAACGACTGGTACGGCTTCTACAGACACACTCAATGAACTTAATACGACCACAGGTATCACACTTTTCAGGATCTTTATCATCTTCTTTTTCTTTGATTGCAAAAGCATGATCCTTTAGCTTCATTTGATACTGATCTCACTCACAAATTGTCCTGTCGCCACTGTGCCTGCCCCTCCACCTGTTAGTGTGACCGTTGAACTTGAATCGATTGTACCTGCTAATGTGCCTGCAGTTCCTGCTGCAGTTGAGGTCTGATTAGAGAATGCACTTACAGCACCTGTAGCTGGAGCAGAAGTTACCAAGGCATCTCCTTGAGTAAAACTTTGAGTAAAGCTGAAGCTTTCACCTGCTGTAGCCTGAACTGCTGAAAGTGTAGGAATTGATCCAACTCCTGATGAGATTGTCATAGCACCAATAGAGTTGGTGGATGAACCACCTTCTGGTGTATAACTCGTTGTGACATTGTTTCCTGAAACACTATATGTATTTCCAAGCCTCTCAACATTAGTTGCTGCAGCATTGACTTGTAGTTGTACACTACTTGATAATTTATGAGTGATATCTGCCTTTGCTGCTGGTGCAAATATCAATATTAACAAAGGGAGAAATTTTCTCATCTTTTTAAACTTATTGTTTGCTATACATAAGTTTACATGAGCGAAACTTAGTATGTAATCGGATTATAAAATGACTGAAAATTTAAAAGAATCTTCAAAATCACAGCAAAAGAAAAATGTTTTTGCAAAAATTAAAGAAAACATAGATGATAAAGATGAACAATTAGCCTTTATCTCAGTCGTGGTCAGGCTTGTCGTGATCGCTTGGAGCGGATTTATCGTCAGCCTTAACTACATATCTATCCCAGGCTATAGTAATGAACCCAAGGATATTACATTTCCAGCTTCAATCCTGACAGCTACGCTCAGTTCCTTTGGTGTAGATGCATCACGAGGTAAGAGTCAAAAAGCTAAAGATTCAGCTAGTAAATCAGATGCAGTTCATACTCAGATTTTACGTATAGAACAGGCTCCAATCAAAGTTATTACCGATAATACTAACAAGTGACATGTACTACAGACAAAGAAAAAACTGGGGAGTCATAGCTTTAGTATCCATCTTAGGGATATCTAATCTTTCTTTGATGAATACTTTAGTTTCTCAAAAGTTTAAAAGTCCTTTTCCTAATTTAAATTTACCAGTAGGACCTTATACAAGTTATAGGGTTGTTACTTCAGAAAAGGGATATAGTATCAGTTATAAAGCTAATGATCCAAAAATTCTTGCAAGAACTAGATTAGTTGATGAAGAAAAAGGATTATTTAAAAAAGATTCTAAGTTAAGTTTGAGAGAAACTTATACTATGGATAGTGAAGCATCTTCAGGACAATCAGAAGGTTCTGTAATTACTGATAAGGATATAGCTTGTATAAAGGTAGAGGGAAGTGGAAATGCTACTGGAAGGGTCGTAGGAGCCTCTGTAGGGGTTAAAGCAGCCCCTATAGTTAGCAATATACCAATTGTTGGATGGTTAGCAGCTGGACTTGTTACAATGTTTGCTCAAGATAAGGGATCTGAAATTGGTGGAGATATAGCTAGAAATTATAACGACTGCTAGTAGCTAGATAAAATTTAGGAAGCTATACTCAAATTAATAGAATATTTACTATGTCTTGCAAAGTTTCTTTAGAAAAATTAGATGACACAATGAAGCAGCTTGTTGAACAGCAGACTGCTTTGGCTAATGATATAAAATTAAAAGATTTAGAGATTGCTCAAGCAAAAGAATCTTACATGAAAGTTTTAGGAGCAATAGAAATAGTTCAATTTCTTAAAAAAGAAGTAGAACATCCACCTGAAAAAGTAGAAACAACAGGGAATGTAGATATTGGTGAGGTTACATGAGATGCTATCGGAGATGAATCAAGAAAGATATAAAGCTCTTAGATTGTTAGCCGATCATATTCGAACCCCGTCCCGTGATTTATCTTTAAATGCAATATTCAATGATGTAAAGGATGAGGATTTGAAGTGGGTGACTGAAAAAATTCATTATTATTTATTAAGATTGTTAGAAGAATCAGACTGTGAGGTAGAAGAAGAGATTGAGTTAGTGTCATTAATGGAATAAAAGATACATTTGTGCAAGTTTATGCAGCATAGAGTTTTCTCAAAGCTGCATAATATATGATTAATTGCGAGCAAGATTTACTGGTCAACCTAATTGAATTATCTCCTCGCAATGCTCGACGAAAATTTAGACAGTCAATATTTGAGTCATGGGAATGGAAGTGTGCATATTGTGATAAAGAGTTAGATGAAAAATCTGCAACTATAGATCACATAATACCAAAGTTTAAAGGTGGTCATAATGTTAAATCTAATATGATTTGTTCCTGTTCCAAGTGCAATAGATCAAAAGGGTCTGTATTACTGGAAGATTGGTATAATCCATCTAATTCTTATTATTCAGAGGAAAGACTTGGTAAAATAAAGCATTGGATAGAAGATAATAGTGCTCCTATTAAGCTTGTATCTTCAGATAAAGCTACTCCGTACATAACAAATGATTTCTACATCGGATGGATCTCAAGCTAAAGCCAAAGCATTCTTAAAGGATAAGAGTCAAAAGATTATGGAATATATGCCTGAATTACAGAAGGCACGTATGCCAGATGCTCTTGCTAGGACAGAAGGTGGCGAAGATCAGAGTATTAGAGCTAAAGTACAGAAAGGTACTATAAAAATTCTTTAATGGACAGTGTAAATCCAAAGGACAGAGCATACGTCAATGATCTAGTCGTTCAATGTTTGAGAGATTCTATATTTGTTTTGGAAACAACCAGATTGGTTCATTGGGGTTTAAATGGCTCTAAATTTTATCAAATACATCTTTTAACTGGAGATATACAAGATGAAATGCATGCAGGTGTAGATGCGATTGCAGAGCATGCTAGATCAATAAATGTAATGACACCTCTTGGAGTTGAGAATCTATTACGCACTAGAATGCAAGAAATAGATATGAGTAATCCATATGACGAAGATAAAATCATCTTAGAATTAAGTGTGGCTCACAATGTGCTTGCTGGTCTTTTTGAAGAGTTAGCAAAGTATGCTGGTATGATTGGCGATGATCTCACTCAAGATATGGCAGCTGATCGTGGTCGAGAGCACAAAAAACATCAGTGGCATCTTAGATCGACACTGACATACAAGTACGAGACAGAAGAGGATGTCATCGCAAACGAAGAGAGCAAAAGCTAAAAAACTTTCAAAAGAACATTTGAAATGCAATAAGCCAAAGAAGACTCCAAGTCATAAGACAAAGTCACATGTCGTAAAAGCTTGTAAAGATGGTAAAGAAAAAATAATTAGATTCGGTCAGCAGGGAGTAAAAGGAGCAGGTAAGAATCCAAAGTCCGCAAAAGATAAAGCTAGAAAGAAATCATACTATGCAAGACATAATGCACAAGATCCAAACCCTGATAAATTCTCAGCTAGATATTGGTCACATAAAGTTAAGTGGTAATTAGATAAGACTCCAACTTCTCCACCACTTAGTAATAATATATTTATCACCTTTTAATGGAGGCAACGCTTCATGCATAGTCTTGTAATTAGGAAATCCATTACTATATAAGTTATTCCATCCTATTAATAAGCCTTTTTTTGGTTTAATTTTTAAATTTAAATGTTTAAAATAAGTTTCTCCTCCTTCCTCTACATCATTTAAATAAATCATAGTTGTCCAGGTTCTTTGACCCATCCACTCACAATAAGTTTTATATTCATGATTAAATGGCGAGAAAAAATCATAATGTTCTTTATAATATTCACCAACTTCATATTTCTGAGCCTGCATTGTTTCTCCAAAAAATGGCTCTAAATTCATTAAATTTGCTATTTTTCTATCAATATTTAAGTAAAAAGGATCAGTAAAGTAATTAAGATCAGAAGTCTTACTGGTTCTGTAATTATTTACAAGACATGTATCTCCTTTATCTGCAACAGTAGAGGGTCTAAGAGTCTTTGATATCATTAAGATTAATTTTTCACATTCTTTATCTGATAAAAAATTTTCATGTTTATATAGTTGAGTAAAAGGAAAGTATATTCTTTGAGTTTTTTTAATAATATTATTTTTATAAAATTCTTTATAATTTATTTTTTTAGGTTTTTTCTTAAATTTAGCTAAATTTTCTAATTTTTTTATCTGATTTTGATTTAAATTATATGTTTCTTTAAATTTTCTTACGACTTGTGTTTTACTAGCCCCACTGATTGATGCTTCTACAAAGTGTCTGACAAGATCTTCTAATGTCATATCAAAGTTTTACTAGTCTTAGAATACAGTGAAACATAGAAATTACAAATGACCACTATAGCTGTTAGTTTTATGATACTTTTTGGTAGTAGTTATGGTGTTAGTTCTGTGTTATTAAAAAGAAACGTAAGAATCCATGACCCCAGTTACAGATCCCAAGAAACATTTGGAAGAGTTTATAGAATCGAGGAATCTAAAGAGGACTGGTATTGATGACGATATCCCTGATATCCCAAATTTTACTGTAGATACTAGATCTTAAACACTGTATACTGTTGCTCCTTAATTCACTATTGGTAATATATGTATAAAGGTTTTAAATTATATGGATGTCAACCTCCCAGTAGATCAAGAATTTGCAATTCATGCTGCTGCTATCGCAATCCAAACTTTAGACCGAGTAGAGTTAGAAGAAGCATTTATTGAGCTTTTACATCAAAAAGCATTAGATCGTCAAATGTTTTATGGCATTATGAAAGATCATGGAATAGATGCAGACATTCAATTTCAGCTCTCAACTGAAGGTCAAATTTCTTAAAAACAATGGCTACAAGAAGAATTAACGGAACTCTAGATACATTCAGTGTTGACTCTGGCTCAGAGATCACATATGTGGGTGGATCAACCACTGGTGATAAAAGTGATGATGTAAGAGGTTTTGAAGTAAATCCTGGTGGTACAGGTAACATCATTGTTAATCTTGAAAAGACATCAGGTATTCGCAATGTTCAGATATTTCAAAAAGACGCATTTGATGGAAGTAGTTCTCCAACAGGATACCAAAGATTTTTTGATATAGAGAAAGCAGGCAGGGGTAAAGGAGCAGTAGGTATTACAGTTACTAATGCTGGTAAAGATTATGTTGTTTTACTCACATATGATGGTTATTCTGAAGTGAGCTACAACGGTACTGTTGACGTTCCCTAAGTATTCTTTCTTTTCTGAAAAAGGTTATAAACTAACAAAATCGTATACTTCAGCTAGAACATTTCTTGGATTAGGAAGGTATGCTGCATATAAAGACTTTGGTGAGGATTCTTGGAAGATAGGTTATGGAAGTTTAGAACTTCATGGTCATGCTCTTACTGCTAAAGATAAAGCTACTCAAGAAGAAATAGATAAACAATTTTTTTTAGATTTAAAAGAATTTTCAGAAAAATTAAAAGATTATGTTTTTGTAAATTTAAATATTAATAGAAGAGCAGCTCTTTTAAGTTTTGCTCATAGTATTGGTATTCAGTCTTTTAAAAACTGTAAATTATTAGATCTTATTAATAGTTATTCTTCTAAAACTAAAATTATAAAAGAATGGAGTCCATTTATTAATACTTATTGGATGAGTGGAGGTGATCTTATGGTTGCTAGAAGACGTGCAGAACTAGATATGTATTTTGCTGCAGATAAAGAAATACCTACCTTCTATCGTCATGAATGTCACACTGAAGCTTGTTTATTAAATTTAGTAGAAACTTATAATGGATCTTCTAATCAAATAAAGGGAATTGAATATTTAGAAAAAAAATTCAAAGAATTTGATCCTTCAGGAGAGATTCTACGTCGGTTTTTTCGTTACTGGAACGAGAAGCCAAGTGGTCTAGGATCTCCGAAGCGAGCCAAGGTTGATCTTTAAGATAATTTAAAGCATCAATTAGCTCCAGCTCAGGAGTATAGTTGTCAATTAAATCTTTATACTCCATCGTCATCCTCCTGTGGTATTGGTTTTTGATGAAGGGGAATAGTTACTGATTTGTAACCTTCTTCAAATATTTCAGTGAGTGGATCTTCTTTTAATCCATCACCATAGATTGCTCTCCCCATTGCAAGCATTTCTTGATGTTTTTCATCATTCATTCCTATTTTAAGCAATACTAAATATCCGATCAAATCATTTACAACATCTTCATCATCTGCAAGAAGTCCAGCACCCTGCATAATCCGATTTAATTTATCATCTATTCTGACCT